GGTGCTATAAATAATTTATTATCATTGGTTATCCAGTATACAGGACTATTTCCTAAAGCATAATAAATACTCGTTGAATCAAATGCGTCCTTGTGTAAAGTATCTGGAACTGGATTACAAATTTGGAAACTGTCTGCCGCATCACTTCTTTCAACTTTTAAAATGTGTATTGCTTTGTTTCCTTCATAATAGTCATATCCATCTGTAGTAGTGTTATTAGTAACAGTTACCATTTCTGCAAAAGAGTTTAGCAATCCGGGATTAGCAGATGCTACTATAGATACAGTATAATCTATTCCTTTAGTTAACGCTGATTGCAAATTTTCACTTGCTACGCTATTGGTGTAATTCTGTATTCTACTTGTTAATGACATATTATCCTTTCAATAAGGGGGGTCCGAAGACCCCCCGTTATTTAGTTTACTTACGCACCAAAAGTCATTAGAGCGTGAGTCTCAGGAAGTGATATCTCAAGACCAGCTTCGGTCATTACAATATCTTTTCTTCCGTCCATATTGTTATCCTGTACATTAGTAATAATGTGTGTATCTCTTGATACTCCATTACCAGCTAATGGACGATACTTAACATTAGCTAAGTCAATAGCTATTGCTAGGTTGTCGTCTTGGTTTCTAAACAATGGCTCAGCAACAAAGTGTAAATTACCAAAAAGAGTATTTACTTTTGTTACCTGATGTCCGAAGGCTCCCTGAATATTCTGTACATCTAACTTATAAGAGCTAGAACCTACAGTGTTCTTCAAGAATCCATCTCCACCTAGTTTACTTAACCAAGCCATTATCTTACGAGAAGCCAAAACTAACTTATCGCCAGAGTTTCCACTTTCAGGTGCAAAAAATTCCTTCATTGCATCAATAAAAGTGTCGTAGGTAGAACCTGAATAAGAAAATGCAAAGTTCTTCCCGTGTGCTAGTGTGTAAGGAACAATCCCGTGAGAATATCTTACAGGTCCTGAACCAGTTTCGTCAGAAGCACCTACACCAAACAACATAGCGTGTTCAATGTCCATTTTGTGCTCCATTAACTTACCTGACCATACTCTGCGATATTCGTCTGGGCGACCTCTGTATCTGGTTGCAAGAGCTGTACCAGAGAATAGCTGAATACCTGTCTTAAAAATCTGACAGTATCCTTCTCTTGTATACAGTTCATCTTTCCAACCATCTGGGTCTGTTGTTGCCTCACCCCAGCTACTACCGATTATCTGACCTTCTTTACCAGCGGCGATTGCCCCTGAAGCTTCTAAGGCTGTTAATTTAACAGATGAATATGTAGCAACTTGACCGTTATTGTAGGTTGAATCTAATCCAGTTCCTACGTTTTCTATTGATTTTACCTTAAATGCTTTACCAGCTAATCTAATAACTTGATTAACTACAAAGTATTGAGGTGCGGCTGTACCCGCTGTTTTTCTTCCGAATTTGTCATAGTCACAAACCATTTTTAGTTCAGCACTATCACTACCTTTAGCGATGCTAGAACCAATAGCTGTTTTAAGTACAAAGTTACGGCGTTGCCATTGATGACGTTGCTCAAGGAACTTGAATACTGGGTCATCAGTAGACTCTTTCGCAACCTTGCTTAAGTAGACAAAAAACGGAGATTGTTGAGGAGCTAATTCAGCTACTCTTTCGCCAAAGTTGTAAATCCGTCTAGTGTCATTAATACTAACACCTTCTGGAGCTACACCTGTTGACCTTGACCATACGTTTGCCATAGTCGTCTTCTCCTATTGTTTACCCATTCCAAGGGTTTGTTTTATTGTATTCACTTATCATAGAGTCCATCATACTGTCTTCACTCGTACCAGTCTGATTACCTTGCGAAGGAATAACTCCCATACTTGTTGGAACTTGCTGTGCTCTCTTCATCTGTTCAAATGAATCATTCTTACTTGTTTCAGTTAAAGGTGCTTGTACATTTTGTACAGGTGCAGTCTGGTTTCCAGTCTGTAATCTATACAATTTAAACAAGTTATCAAGTGTAACTGACTCAGGTTTATCCATAATTTCTACAAATTGTGATATCTCTTCGTCAGATGCTTGATAAGTATTCTTTAAATGAGTATGAATGTTTGCCATCTGTTGCTGTCTTTGCTGTTGCTCAGCTTGTTGCCTCATTATGTTGTTTCTTTCATCTTGTATCTTCTGCTTTTCTTCTTCAACGATAGCCAAGTTATATTCACTTTGCAATCTGTTGTAATCATCCATCTCATCTCTCCAATCATCAATTTCATCCATATACTTAGCTGAATCTGAAGTTGGGTCCTCTAAGGCTTCGGACCTAGAAAAATTCCTTGGTCTATCAGGCTTAGGAGGAGGTGGAGGAAAAGACCTATCATCTTCTCTATCATCTACTGTTGGCTGAGGTTGACTATTAACTTGTTGTTCTAATGCCTGTAAGCGTTGTGCCATTTGTGCATTTTCATTACGAGCTTTGTCAGCTTCACTTTGCCAATATTGATAACGTTTCTCATCGTTATCTTGGGTCTCTTGTGGAGCTTCTGGTTTTTGTTCTTCAAGAGGTGAATCTGGTTGACCTTCATTCATATCCATTGCAAATGGGTCATTTGATTGTTCTTGTTGTTCAACACCATTGGCTCTAAAAAAGCCCTCTAAGGGGTTTCCACCCTCTACTGCTTCTGACTCAGGAGTGCCCTGTATATCAGGGGTAACTTCTTGTTCTATCATATCAGTTCCTTATTTTCTGCTCCAGCCGTATTCTTGGTTACGGGTATGGAAGGTTGTTTTTTAGCCATTGCATTCGATTCACGAACACCTTGTTTGGCTTGTCCAAGTACGTCATCCAATCGCTTCTCGAAAATTCTGCCAGAGGCTTTGCCTTGGGTTGAGATTTTGTCGAGTTCGCCTTTGAATTTTTCTAACTCAGCTTTTTGCTTCAAGTGATAGTTTTCACGCTCTCTTGTTTGCAAGTCGCCTTTTAATTCTTTTACTTGTTCTTGCATTGCTTTTAATGATTTCTGTAATTGTCCCACTTGGTCAGTCCTTTCTAATACACCTTCTTTATCAAAGACTTCTGTTTTCTTCAATACTTCTGTCTTATCAATTACGCCATTCTTATAAGCATCCATATACATTTCAAGCTGTGCATATCTGTTTGTAGGTAGAGTAGAACCAGTCACTACAACTACATCAAATTGTCCTCTGGATATATCGTTCATAACGCTCACTTCTCCAGATTTATCATCATACATTTTTTTATTAATAGCAATTTCTGTCATAGAGTTATTTGGCTGGACAAGTCTAACTATCTTCTCAGCTCTATATAGCTGTTGCATTATAGGTATTGCAACTTTTGCAATCCTTGCTAAAGACATTTCTATGTCTTGTAACTTAGACTTTATTTTTCTTTGACCAAATTCATCAAGTGATACTGTAGCTTTATAAGTTTGAGGTGCCGCTTCTGCATTACCCTGCATCAACTCGTATAAACCAAGTTGATGGTCTATATCAGTTTTCGCAACTTGCTCATTCTGATAAAGAGTTCCGGGTAATGGTGTAGGTTGTATTGGTTGAGGTGCACCATTATCCATATCTACCTCTATTGCTACACCCGGCTGTGCCCAACGCTGTTCAAAGTCTTGCATATCTACAGAGCCACTTGGTATTAAAATCTTTGTGTTTGTACTAGTTGTAGCGTGTGCAATAATAAGAGAGCGTGTCTTATTGATATATTCTTGTAAATCCTTTACCATACGAACATCGCTTACTGGGTAGGGTGTCCTATTGTGTATATTCATAAATAGAACGATGGGATAATGCTCGATTGGCAATATTCTTTCATACAAGTATTTATCTCCCATTATAACGCACATTTTTATACGTTGTACTGGTACTGACACGCTCTCCATTAATCTTTGTTCAATTAACTCTGCGTAAGTTAGTTTTTCCACAACTGGTAACTCTGGAGCATCTATTCCCTGTGCCTCAGCTTCTATCAAAGCTTGTTCGTGTTGTGCTGTTAACTGAGCTATTATTTGCATAGCTTTATTTTCGTCAAGTATTATTTGACCATTAATTCTTACAGCTTGTGTTTCTAAAAACTCTTGATACCCTTCTTCATCAAACACTTCTTCAGTATTATTAATTTTATTTTTAACGTGAAATCTTTGAACCCATACTTTACTATAACGCTCGTAACCTCTTATATATTCGTTGTTAGTGCCGTAACCAACGTGAGTTTGTGTTGTACTATCTTCTGGGAATACTATTCCTTTATCATCAACTCTATCTGTAATAGGTCTATCTGTATGTAAATCTGATGTGGCGTTTTTAATTGCTTCTTCATATACTGGATATAATGCAATCGCTTGTTCTTTTGTAAATAATCTACTTATAATAATGTTTTCTGCGTCATCACCCATTCTATGACGAGAGTTAGGGTCTATATAAATATCAAGTGGGTCTATATCGTGAGCACATACTTCACCTCTACCATAATCTTTTAAGGGGTCAATATAAACACACATAGCTCCCATACCCATTGTATAGTAGTCATCTATCACATTGCGGAGTGCTTGAGTCCCGTCAGATACATACCACATATATTCGAGTAACCCATTAAAGACTTGTGCAATCTTGTTATCCGAATCCTCTCTCGGAGATACTCTAAACTGTGGTTTGCCTGAAGTGAGTAAAGCCTTGGCGGCTTCAACGGCTGGATGGATACGATTTACTACGAGTGGTGCTTGACCCCTCTCAAGTAAAATACGTTGTTGTTCAGAAGTCCATTGCCTTCCTAATCTAAATTCTGCGTCTTCTTGAGCGTTTTTTGCCCACAACTCTCTTTTACTGGAATACGTTTTCCAAATGTCGTGAGTTTCGTCTACAAGTTCCTTGTTAGATTTCTTTGAATCTTTTTCTGAGTAAGCCATCCCATAACAACTTACTTACTATAATGTCATCCAGTCAAGAACTTTATTACGTTGTTTTCTATCTTCTAATGGTATCCATTCTTTTTGTTTGGATGGTCTTGCTTTATCAAGTGCATAGTATATTGCATCTAGTATGTCATCGTGTTTCCCTCTTGGATAAGATAGAAACTCTTGTTGTGCGTGTAAGTCTTCTGGTCTGAAATAAAACTTACCTTTTGCGAGAGGGGCAACCAAGGACAACAATCTTTCGGATTTTCTTTGTCTTGGTTTTACGCCTTTTTCAAGTCCCGGTATATACAGGTTCTCTTCTAGCATCATCTTTCTTACGTTAGTCCTCAGTGCCTCTTGGTAGCCCACAGTCTCGATAGTCATTCTCTTTGGGTGATATTTTTTAAAAACTTTAATAATTTCTTCTGGCTGGTAAGCAGGGTCAATTTTATCCCTGAGTATATCAATAATATATATATTATTATCACTATCAACACCAATAGTAGCGATAACAAAAAAGTCACTACGCTTAGATAGACTACTAGCAGGGTCAATGCCACAGTAGACGTTAACCGGGATTCTAATTGTTCCTTCACCACTTTTACCGAGTAACACGCTGTCTCCATTATTGTATTCAAAATTGTAGTGATGAAGTTTAACATACTGGGGCTTAAAGGGTGCATTGTCTGGCGATTGTGCTTCATTCATATACTCTTGGTAAAATCCATTTAAATTACCAACTGACTCAAACTCTTGTTTTATTTGTTGGATTCTGGATTCGGGGAATCTTTCTTCCCAAATGCTTTTACCATCATCATCGTATATGGAATACCAAAGTACCTTCCAGCTAGGTGATTCCTTAGCCCAATATAGAAAACAATCTTCAGATATCACAGTGCCAATCATAACTATTCTACCATCATCTGACAAAGAAGGTATGACTGCTTCTGTTATCCACTTTCTATTTTTAGCTCTTGCTTCTGGTGTAGCCGCATTCAACTCTGATTCATAATCGTCTACTATAATAAGATTAGGTCTCGTATCACCCTCAATAAAGCCTCGAACACGCTGACCAGTACCGACAGCAACAATACGAGCACCGTTAGAAAGAAGTACGTCATTGTTGGTCCATCTCTTAGCTGTTTCAGGTCCATAATCTCCAAACATCTCCTTAAAGTTTTTTGAATGTATTAAATGATATTTTATTCTAGATAAAAAGTTTATACTCTGAGATTGTGACTCAGATACAATTACCATAAATAAATCACTGGCAGATGGCTTAAAAGCGATTCTATGAAGGGGTAGAATTAAGGAGGTCACTGTACTTTTTGCAGTTCCTCTCGGAGCCGCAATCAATACACGCTTCTTCTGCTCATCTGCCAGATTTCTATAAATCTCGTGATGAAAGGGTGGTACAGCTTTAGCTATTGCAGTAGGAAACATAGTCCTACCAAACAAACCTAAGTTACTTTTTAGTTTCTTAAGAGCGTTTTCTTTAGCGTATTTAGCTTCAAAGTCTTCTACTTGTACGGTTTTCCCGATATCCATTGCACCAAACTTTCTCTTGTTCCTTCTGTAAGTGGTGTTACCCTATGCAAATAAAAAGATGGGAACAAAACAGCGTCACCGTAGTTTAAGTCTATTTGTTGATGTCCTGCTCCTGTCTTAAACTGCAACTTTCCTCCTTCAAAGTTAGTCCCTAACTCACAAACAAACGAGACTTTTCTATGATTTATGCCTTTTCCTGCAATATCCATATGCCAATCATACTTACCTCCGGGGCTTTCATACCTAGTGTATTGAGGAGAATCCTTAAAACCCACTAAATCAAACTGCCATAGCTCATCATTAGCTATATTAGTCCAATTCCATATTCTTTCATATAACCAGTTAAACTTATCTCCCTGATATTTAGGGGTCCATTTAACATAAGAGTTTCTATAATTATCTGTTTCTCCTACTGTAACCGAATCTTGCCAGTCAATAGAAGACATAGATTGTTTATAGTGTATTATGTCTTTAGGTTGTAAGAACTCTCTAACAATATACCAGTTCTCAAATACTCGTTCTTTAGTCTTTGGAACTAAATAGTTGTCCATATTTCTCATTTGAATCCCAATACCCACTAGACCAGAGTCTACTATTAACAAAAACAAGTACTCCTGCTAAAAGTAATAATAGTTCAATCATTTGTGACCTTCCTTTCTATTCTGTTTAACCTTAATATAGCACTAACCCATAGTAACAAGTTAAGAAATATATATAATTCCCAACCCGGAAAGTGCTCTAACTCTACCAAAGTGCGATAGTAATGACTAATCATCTCCATCCTTTACCTCCTTTATAGGCATTTTAGTTGTCCTAGATGCAACTAACTTATCTTCTTCTGCATTGATGTTATCAATTAGTTTTCTAGTTTGTGTTGCTTCTAGCTTATCAGTAACTGTTACTGTTTCTTTATCCTTCATTCCGTGAATCTCCATACCATCGTTTACAAATCCACGAATACCATTAACATCTTCTTTCTTTAATGCAATATCTACACCCTTCTTCATTAAATCAATAAAGTAGTTTGCATCCATCATATTATCTGTTAATAATCTTTGAGCTTCATCCCTTTTCATCTTTTTAAAAACCTCCGTTCTCATATGGCGTTTTAACTTACGCCTCTTACTTTCATTTACTGGACCATATACTTGGTCAATGGCAACATCTCTATCTTCTGTTAATGCCGCCCACATTGCTAATGCTTGATACCCTTCAGACTGTACTTTGACATCTAGCCATTTCTTACCACTAAATGTATTGTTTGCAACCCTTCCACCACAACAAAATTTTTTGTCAGGATATTTTGGATTCCACATAATATAACCAAAAGGCATCCTATAATAGTAAGACATCCTTTTTTCCTTATCTTGATAAGTCTTTTTACTAATAACCTTTGCAACATAATCGTCATCGGTAAGTGCCCATTGGTTTGCATTAGCCTTTTGCCAATGTAAATAAGTAATATTCTCTCTATCGGCTTCATCTTTGGTAAAAACCTGATATTCTGTAGGACCTATGTCCTTATGTTTTATAGTTATAACAAACACTTGCTCTTCCTACCCGAATATAACCAACTTTTTTAGTTTTTTTATCATTATATCCACCAAAATGACTATTTCTTGGCATAATTTCGTCTTTCCAACGTATTTTATGCCTACTTTTCTGTATCTTACTTATGTTAAATACATATATATTAGCATTTGTAACAACTATATAAAGAAACTCTTTACCTTCTATGTCTGCTACGCCTTGATTTGCTAAACATTTATCGTACTCTATTAAACAAGTGTCATATTCTCGGTTACGAACCTTTATCTCAGCTATATATCTTGGTTCTTCTGCATCATAACTACAATAGTTATCCGTTTTAACAAAGGTTGACTTAGCTTCCTTGTTAATATACGAAATAACAAAGTCTTCTGTTACCTTAGAAGACCTAGGTACTTTAGTAACAGGACTGTGTAGTACCTTATCTTTAACATCTGTAGTTCTATTACCATCCAAGTTATCCGGAAGGCTCTTCTTATAGGCTTTGTAGGCTTCTGTGACCTCATAATATCGTACCCCTCTACGTTTGTCAGCACGGAATCCCGTCATCTCTGACAGTTCTTTCCATAGTTTATCACTATTTAGCGTGTTATCGCTCTTAATGTACTGTTTTATATCTACCACTTACGAAAACTACCCCTTGTTTATATCGTGATGTAATAAAATATTAAAAAAAATGTAAAACAGAAAGTGTACTAAATGCAATAACTATTATTTACTTTACCTTAGTTCGTTTAAACTACACGATATTAACAAGATAGCGTAATCTACTCTTCTTCTTCTTTTCTGCGTAGACCACTAGGGTTGACAATCCTAACATTTTCCCAAGTATTATGCATCCAACACCAGTTATCGCCCTCTCTTATGTCGACATACTGATGCCTTGTGCTGTCTTGGTCAAATATTTGCTTAAAAGCATACTCTTGATTTACCCCAGTACCATCCGCAGGAGCGTGTACTAAGCTTAGCGAAATCCCTGAAATGATTAAAATTATTAAAATATTCATAAAAAAAGTTACACAAAAAAAGTTTCAAAAATTACTGTAGAATGGGAGTACGCACTCTACTAGTTGACCGGGGTAGTCGTTTTTACGCCCATAGGGGGTCGACTGCCGTTGAGTTCGTCCCTCACTCATCGTTGTCTCCTCTATGGTCGTGGCAAACGCCCGTACTTACGGCACTATCGTGCTACCTCCGGTCTGCCGTCCCCTGCTTGTCTCTGGTACTAACCAGACAATCTAATGAATGAATCATTAGGTTGAATCCATAAGGAGAAACTACTTATGTCTACAACACAAAATGGTCTAAAGACCCATATGGTCTTCAATGCTGAAGACATTTTGAAGGACCCAAACGGGATGCCGATTAGGTCCAAGGAAGGCGGAACCTTCCCTAACCGTGACTCTAGGCATTGGAATGCCCAGACAGGCAGAGCCTATGTTCCCGGTTCAATTATTATCCAACAGCGTGTGGATAATGCGAATGAGGCAGGGCATTTGCCCGACCTCTTGACTGCAAACACAGTCAAACTCTTAGCTTCGAAGTACGAGCGATTGCTGTACGTCAAAGACAAAGATTACCCTAGTCATCAGACTATTAGTCCGACAACTAAGGAGACTCAATCTGGCGTTGAGGTAATCGAGTACCGGTATAAGATACCTTATACTCCTGAGGAAGTTGAC